ACTTATGCCAATTATAATGGGAGAGCTAGAACTACGGCTAAGATAGCTTGGGATGGTATAGCCGCATGGACTGATGGGGTTGAATATACTTCTCCTGAAATAAAGACCGTAATTCAAGAGATAGTTGATAGAGGTGGTTGGGCAACTGGCCAAGACATAGTTATCTTCTGGGAAGACCATGACAATCGTAGTAGTGCTAGTGCTATTAGGGGTGGCCATTCTCACAATCTATCGAACCCCGAAGCACCTCAACTTCATGTCGAATATACAGCAGGCGGCGGGTTTACAGCCAAGGCGGTAGGTGGTGGCGCTGTCACTATGGCGGGCAATCTTGGTCTATATACCTTTATTGACGTAGGTGAGGGCGCTGTTACAATGGGCGGCGTACTGGGAGCAGTAAAGGGCTTTGTGCAAGCGGTAGGTGGTGGGGCGGTCACTATGGCAGGTGTGCTGACTACCGTGTTTAAATTCTCCTTAGCTGTGGGTGGTGGAGCGGTAGGATTAGCTGGAGCTTTGGGACGAGCTATCGCTATGGCTGTTGGAGCGGGTACTCTAGCCCCGACTGGTGCGCTGGCTCTGTTAACTAGAATAGACGTAGGCGCCGGGGTTGTTGGTATAGCTGGTATCTTAAATAGACTAATCAAAATAGCTTTAGGTGCGGGCGCAGTCGGTATGGCTGGCGCTTTAGGTCTGCTAACGAGAATAGGTATTGGTGCTGGGGCTGTGGGCATGGCGGGAACCCTGGCTCGATTAACTAGATTGGCCGTCGGTGCCGGTGCCGTGGGCATAGCTGGAGTCGTCGCTAAGGTATTCAAACTTGCCGTGGGTAGCGGTGCCGTGGGTATGGCTGGCACTCTAGGGAGGACAATCAAGATTGCAGTAGGAAGTGGTGCAGTGGGCATGGCTGGAGTTCTGGCTGCTATCAAGGCTGGAACAATCCTGTTCATTACCTCGCAGTTGGCTACAGTCCTGAACATAACCAAGTTCACGGCTACGGTTTTGAATGTAGCGTCACAGTTAACACAGCTATTATTCTTCACAAAATCCAATGCCACTGAGTTAATTATAACGAGTAGTATATCCACACTCCTGACTATAAAATCAAGTATGGCGGTGCGTTAATGGCCTTGTTTGAAATTGGTGAGACAATTAGATGCTCAATAGAAATCAGGGATGCGGCTGGTACATTAGTCGACCCGGCCACCTCCATAACTATTACTATCTCTAATCCTAATGGGGTGGAAGTGGTTTCTGCTGTAGCTATGACTAATGACGGCGTGGGCCTAGACCATTATGATTATACCTCGGCCCTGACAGTCGTGGCGGGGGAGTACATCGTGCTTTACATAGCTACAGACGGGGCGATAATTACCAAGCAAAAAGACACCTTTGTATTGGAGCCGTAAATGAACGCTTACGCTAATGTCCTTGAATTGAAAAGCCCGGAGTATGCCCATATAGAGCAAAATTTGGAGCAGGGACGGTTTCGCCAGATACTTGAGAGCGCGAGCCGCCACATGGATAAAAGAACGCATCGCAAGTTCTACGCCTGGGAGGGTGCCAAGTATTACGATGGCAAGTATGGCAATCTACTCATTGACGATTTCCTGAGTATTACTACCCTCAAACTGGACGAGGATGGCGATGGTGTCTATGAGGCTACGATGGCCGCTACCGACTACGTTCTTTATCCCGCTAATCGTTACCCGAAAGAACGGATTGAATTAAGCAACCAGGGTGATTATGGCTCTTTCGCTAGAGGCGTGCGCCAGGGCATAGAAATGACTGGAGTCCACGGATATGGTGACGGTGAAAGTGCTACCCCATATTACACCTCAAGTCAGACAGTGCAGGACAATCCATTGACGGCTGTGGCCTTGGTTCTAACCGTCACCTCAACGGTCACACTGGGCGCTGGCATAACGTTACGCATCGAGGATGAGCAAGTCTATATCCTTGATATTATCAATGCCACTACGTGCAACGTAGAGCGTCACATGAATGGTACCACAGCGGCGGCCCATATACTGACTACCCCGATAAGCATTTACATGGTCCCGGAGCCTATCAGAGAAGCTACACTGGTAATTGCTATGCGGGCATGGAAGCGGAAAGACTCGGCTTTTCAGGACGTCGTGGGCAGTCCGGACACTGGCCTGGTCGTATCTTATAAGGACGAAGACCCCTATGTGAAGGGAATAATCAAAGACTATTTTAGGTATCTATGACAGGACTAACTTTCAAGCTCATAGGCGCTGATAAGCTGGCTAAGAAGCTGACCGACAAGGATACTATAGGCAAGCCGGTAGCTAGTGGCATTAAGAAGATAGCCCTGAAGTATGCGGGCCTGGTCAAGAAAGCCACGGTATGGAAGACTGGCGAACTTCGCTCAAGCATAACACAAGAGATAGGTGCCACAAGTGCCCGGGTAGGTACTCAAGTTCAGTATGCCCCCTTCGTAGAATGGGGCACCTCCCGTATGGAAGCCAGACACATGGAGGGCGGAACGAAGCGGCTGGGACAGGGTATGTTTGGTTTTGCACTGGGACTGTTACGGGAGTGGATGGACAAGGAAGGGCACGACATACACGTAGAGATTGAAAAGAGGTTTGACTGATGGGCGTTGAAGCCATAGGCACGGGCATTAAAACCACGATACTGGCGGCCATCCCCACGGGTCTGCGGGTATATGCTACCAATGAGATACCTGATACCCTGGAATTGCCGTGCGTGATTATCATGCTGGGCGCTGGTAAATTCGCTACGGACTTTGACCCTGACTTTGACCAAACGTACAGATTGATATTATGCCTGGCTAAACAGGATAGCCCGGAGGCTTTCAACCGCTTACTGAATTACATAGACAATACGGGTGCGAAAAGTATCTTCGCCGCCCTCGATGCGGATAGGACGCTGGACGGCTCATGTAGTGCTTCCAAGCTGGACAGTCATACGGGAGCAGGGAGCACAGCCTGGGGAAACACAATGTATCTATCAACAGAATTTGAATTACAAGTCTGGAGCTAATAAAGGAGGCTTATCATGGCGAGATTAGCTGGTTATGGCGGGTCATTACTCATGCCTGGCGCTATCGTGGGAATACGAGCTTGGAATATAGACTACGTGGCAAACGTGGAGGATTCCAGCGGCTTTGATACTGGCCAGGATAAGACCTTCGACGTTACCCAACGGGAATGGAGCGGTGGCTTTGAGGGCTTTAAGGACGGGGCACCGCTGGCCATTGGAACGGTTCTGGCGGGTCAATTCCTTGAGAGTGCTGTGGCAAATCAATTGCATACGGGCAATGTATTCATAACGAATTTCAGGCCATCGAGTACCGTAGACGGCCTCGTAATGTACAGTTACGATTTCCGTGGCACGGGAGCGTTGACTGTGGCGACTGCATAGGAGGGCGATATGGCGAGATTAGTAGGATACGGCGGCAACGTCTTTGTCGGCAGTCTTGTGGTAGAGGACTGTGAGGACATCTGGAACGAGTTTTCAGACGCTGATGTAACCCCCACGGCTGATACACTGGACTATAAGGTGGGTAGTGCTTCCGCTAAGTTTGTGCAAGCCGCTGGATTGGGCAACGGGGATATACTTGGGTCTGAGGTCATAGCTCTAGGAACCTTGGCCGCTTACACGATACTGTTCTGCTGGGCAAAATCAAGCGTTAATATCAACACGGCTGACGACTACCGCATATTGATTGATAACGATGCCTTGGCTGCCACTCCAGAGGTACAATGTAGCCTCCCCGTACTGGTGGCGAATGTCTGGAAATTCTGCCAATGCCCTGTAGTAGCGGGTCTATTTACGAATTCCACGTTGCCAATCTCTATAGCTATTCAGCTCTTTGCAAACGACCCTGGAGCGGCTACATTATGGCTAGACCATATCGTTGCTGCGGCACAAGTGGCTGGTATCAGGGCCTGGAGCCTGGACGTAGCGGCCAATGTGGAGGACAGTACCAGCTATTCAGACGGTCAGGACAAGGTATTCACCGTCACACAGATGGAATGGTCGGGCTCGTTTGACGGCTTCAAGGATGGCGCTCCCCTGGCTATCGGAACCGTAGTGGCTCTGGAGTTAAGGGAAAGCTCTACGGCTACGCAGCAATGGCGGGGCTCGGCTATCATTACCAATCTGAGGCCAGCAGTTACCGTCGATGGACTTGTGATGTATAGCTACGACTTCCGTGGCATACACGCACTGGAATGGCCGACCACATAATGCGAACTAAGGAAATGACCGCTATGGTGGCCCGACATACTGGCTGGTCTTTAGAGTATATCGGGCTGCTATCGTTTCGACGGCTAAAACAATTAGTAGCTGACTTCGAGTACCAGCGGGCCGTGGAACTGTACCGCATAGAATTCAGGATAGGCCAGCTATTGGCCATGACTGCCAGCGGTAAGAATCGCACGTATAAAGCCCAGGACTTTGTGGGCGAAATGCCAAAACGAACGGAGGTAGCAATGGGTAAGTCAAAGGAACCTTTTGAGGTAGTGCTGGGTGACGGGAACAGTTACCACCTGGCCATGCTGGATGCCAATATCATGGAGCAGCTTGAGGAGGAATTCAATCAGGGCTGGGAGCAGCTAATGACCAATGTACGGATAAAGACTCTCAAGAGCCTGTTATATTATCTGCTCAATCCGACTTATCCCAACCTGACCAAGAACGATGTCGGCAAGCTATTAACGGGCGGTGTATTTGAAAGCGTGGTAGTAGCTATTTCCAGGATGGTGTAATGGCAAAAGCTGAGATAGATGTACACGTAGGCGCTAAAGACCAGGCCAGTTCTAAGCTGGGCAAGATAGGCAAGAACATCGATAAGATGTCCGGCAAGTTTAAGAAGGCTGGACTCGCTATGGTAGGCATAAGTACGGCCATTGGCGGCGGGCTACTTGCCTTGACCAATAAGTACTCTAAAGCTGGCGATGCAATATCTAAGATGTCCAAGCGCACTGGTTTTACGACTGAATCACTCAGTGAGTTAAAGCATGTGGCTGAATTATCGGGAAGCAGTCTAGGAG